CGAAGAGAACGGCATGCCGATTCGCGAGGTGCGAACCGCGAAGATTTACGAACTTGGCCCGGTAGTGCAGCCAGCGTATCCATCGACGGCAGTGTCTGTAGCTATGCGAAGCCTGGAGGCGTGGCGTGCAGAGCAGCAAGCTATTGAAGTGCCTGAGATTCAGCAGTGCAGGCAAATGCCATCTGCCTTGGCAAAGCTTAAGGCAGCGATTCTACGGAGTCTGTAGTGAATTCTGGAAGCGTATGCAATAAGTGCGGTCGCGGTCGCATGCGGACGATTTCTAGTCGGCAGGCTGGTGACCGGATGCAGCTGCGTGTAGCAACTGCAGCAATCGCTGTAAGTCTCTTGTTGCTGCATCCGCTGTTTTTCGTCGTTCTATCGTAGAACAGCAATCAGCGTCAAAAACATAACCTGCCGGTATCGTGGCCGTCAGGAACGGATTTCCACCGCTCACAACGGAGAGCCAAGGATGGCTAATAAGATTAAAGATTTGCAGGACCGCGCAGCCGCTGTGGCTGCCGAACTTGAAGAGCTGCATCAGATTGAGGATCGCAGCGAAGAGCAAAACGCCAAGATGGAGCGCCTGACTGCCGAGGCCGATTCGATCGTGCCAGAGCTTCAGCATGAGAAGGCGATCGCTGATCGCATCTCAGCCATCCGCGCTGCCTCGCAGGCCGCTGCCGCACCCGTAGAGGTTGCTGCTGTGCCAAAGGCTGCTAGCAAGCCAGCTGCTCGCTATAGCCGACTTCGGGGCTTCCAGAGTGCCGATGACGCTGAAATCTGTGGTCACTGGATTCGCGGTCACCTGCTTGGCAAAGAAGACTCGCGGCAGTGGTATCACAACAACGTCGAAGAGCGAGCCCTGTCCTCTGCTGATAACAGCAAGGGAGGTGTGTTTATTCCAGAGAGCTTCGCTGCTACTGTTATTCGTCTGGTTGACGAGTTTTCGGCTATCCCGCAGCAAGCCAACGTCGTGCCGATGGCGAGCGAAACGCTCTACATTCCACGCCGCACTGGTGGCAACACTGCTTACTTCGTCTCGGAAAACTCTGAGACAACTGCTTCCGATATGGCGACCGACAACGTGATGCTCTCGGCAAAGGATTGCCGTGTTGCTTCGCGAGTTCCTAACAGCCTCATCGAAGATTCGGTGGTCGATCTTGCCGGTCTGGTGGCAACTGAGTTTGCCCTGGCTCTCAGCCAGAAGATTGACGATGCTGGCTTTGCTGGTGACGGCACAAGCACGCATGGTGGTATCCGAGGCATCCAGTGGAAGTTTGAGAACGAGACGCTTACGGCTGGAACCAACGATTCCGGCGAGTCGGCTCTGTCGTCTCTGACGATCGATGACTTCGCAGAGCTTATCGGTAAGCTTCCTAGCTACGCGCGTGCTGGTGCAGGGTTCTATGTGACTCCGCAGGTTTACAGCACCGCGATGCTTCCGTTGATGCTGTCGGCTGGTGGCGTCTCTGCTGCTGAACTTGCCTCCGGTGCAAGCGAGCAGCGGTTCATGGGCTACCCGGTGTTCTTCAACAACTCGATGCGAACTTCGGTGAGCAACGGACAGGTCGTCTGCCTCTTCGGCCAGATGGGTCTTTCGACTCACTACGGCCTGCGGCGTGACATCACCGTGCGTGCCTCGACTGACCGTTACATCGAATTTGATCAGACTTACTTCCAGGCGACGTGTCGATTTGACATCGTGACGAGCGATGTTGGTGATGCTTCGACCGCCGGTCCTGTTGTGGCTCTCACCCTCTAATTAGGAGATAAAACCAAATGGATTTGGTTCAGAACAGCAAAAGCTCTGTTGGTGTGAGCTATGTCAACAGCGCTCAGACGGCGTCTCACAGCATTGATTGCATTGGCTTTGATGCCATTAGCGTCGATGCTATTGTGCAGACGAATGAAGAAACCACAGCACCAGCTGTGGTCAAGTTTGAAACGAGCGACGACAACACTACCTTTGCTACAGTCACGGGTCTTATCCAAGACACTGACTACACGCTGGCAGGTGTTGCGAATACCGCTGATGCCAACGTGACGCGGTTTGATGTGTCGCTTAAGGGTCTTGAGCGGTATGTTAAGATTAGCGTCACCCCAAGCGGTGACGTTGGGACCAACGACGCCTCGATTGTTGTTGCCGCTCGTCTGCACAAGGCAGAGGCTGGCATTGACTCGGCCAGCGATGCTGGCGTCGAAGCTCGCGCAGTTAAGTAGTTCGATTACCTTTAACGCAGGAGGAATGCCGTGGGCGCGGCTTCAACTGTGTCAGGTGTAAAGCCTGCTGAGTTAGAGACGGCATCGGGGAAAGTCCGCGTGGCCTGTGCGATGAGTACGCCACGCCTTGGCTGGAACGATCATGTGTTCTGCTGGCCGCGCGGACTGCTCCCCTATCGGATAGCTCCGGTACGCTTTGAGGGTGCGTTTTGGGATCAATGCCTCGATCGTGTCTTAACTGACATGGTTGAAGCAGATGACGATTCTAATTTGCCACCACTGTGGATTCTGGTTCTCGACTATGACACTGTGTTTGAGCAGGACGCTGTACCGCGTCTTCTGACTTACGCTGCTGCAAGCGATTACGATTTTGTGGCGGCAGTGCAGATGAAGAGGCGAGTTGCCGAACCTCTCTTCACAATGGTTGATGAGAAGGGTGACCGCATTAGCGAGGTTAAGCGTGGCGAGTTGCTGCTAAACAATATTGTTCCAGCCAACACTGCCCACTTTGGTCTTTCGCTGTTGCGAGCCAGCGCCCTTAAGAAAATGGAGCGTCCTTGGTTTAAGGGGGTTCCGAACAAAGATGGTAAATGGGCCGAGGGCAGGACTGATCCAGATATTTGGTTCTGGCAGCAGGCTAAGAAGGCTGGCTTAAAGGCTGGCATCTGCACCCGCGTGACGGTTGGTCATATAGAATGTTGGATCAAGTGGCCTGACAAAGGTATGGGCCAGCTGCTACAGCATCCAGGGGAATTCTGGGACAACAACGGCAGGCCACCGGAGGAGTGCTGGTCATGAGAGTACGGTTCTGCAGGCACTACCAAACCTATCGTCGCGGTCAGTGCTATGACCTTGGCGACGGCGTTGCTCGCAGCATGATGCAGATGGGCGTTTGCGAGCCTGCACCTCAGTCACTGTTTGAGAATGCTGCAGCGCCTGAGCCGGAAAAGGTTGAGCGTGCGATAGCACCAGTTGCCAAGAAGCGTGGCCGTCCTCGCAAGAAGAAGGCAGAATAATGACTTTCTACGGTTGGCAGAGCGCTCGCAGTACCACGCGGTCTTATCGATCACTTGTTGTGGCTACAGAGCCGACAACTGACGATCGGCCTGTAACCGTGGCTGAAGCTAAGGAGCATCTGCGAATCGTAGACTTCACCGATGACGATGATTACATCGCCGGTCTAATCGACGCTGCCAGGAAGTGGTGCGAAGATTACTGTGAGCGGACGTTCGCTGATTGCCAATACACGGTGGCCTTCGATGATTTTCCGCATGTCCGCATCGAGCTTCCGCGCCCGCCGCTGCGGCTAAATGCTTCTTCATCGGAGGCCACCGTCACTATTTCCTATGTCGATACTGGTGGCACTACTCAGACGCTCAACTGGGCCGAAAGCGGCACGCAAGACTTCCGCGTTGATAAGGATTATACGCCGGGCCTGGCATACCCTCTGTACCTCGAAACGTGGCCCAGCGTGCGAATTGACGACAAGGCCGTGCAGATTACCTATCTGGCAGGCTATGGCAGCGTGTCTGCGATACCGCAGGCGTTGAAGCACAGCGTAAAGATGCTTGTTTCGCACTGGTACACCAACAGGGAAGCTGCCGATCGTGCTGGCCTTCGCGACGTGCCTTTGGGCGTGTATGACCTTCTCGCACCTCTTGCATGGAAGCAGTACGCATGAGCATCGAAGGCAGCATCAGCGTCACGTTTGACTTCAACGACACGGCATCTGCGGAGGGTGTTGAGTCACTGAAGAAGGTGCGGCTTGCCAGCAATGAAGCGGTGACTGCTGGTAAAGTTGCAGTCCTGAGTGGCACGGTTGGCACAGCAGTTCAGAATATTGATCTTACATCGCTGGATTACCGCGATGCTGCAGGAAGTCTTGTGACGTTTGCGGAAATCGACCGCATAGCCATCCAGGCTGCAAGCCATGTGCATTTGCAGTTGGTTGACGTTGGCACTCAGCTGCTTGCGGATGACAACAAGGTATCCATTTCTTGCGTCCACAACACTGATGACACTCTTAGGATTTTCACAACAGCTGGCACATCTTCCTACGTTGTGGCGTTTCACGGATCATGAACACTGGCCTGTTAGACACAAAAGCGGTGATTCAGCAGCCCGCCGAGGCTCGCAATAGCCTTGGCGAGTTTACGCTTACTTGGAGCGATTGGGCCACGCGATACATCGCACTGCTTCCGCTGTCGGGAACTGAGACGATCAACGCTTTGGCATTAGAGGCAGTCGTCACGCATCGCATCCGCATGCGTTACACGCAAGGGCTGCAGCCTAAATACCGAATTGTTGCTGAAGGCCGCACGTTTGACATTATTAGCGTTCTTGAGCGTGGTCGCCGCGTCGAGCATGAATTGCTCGTTACGGAGGTGATCGATGGCTGATATTGTAGATATCGTTTTTGACAGAAACTCTCTTCTTGTGACCATGCAAAAGTTTAGGGAGCTAAACTTTTCAATTCAGCGGCAATACCTCACGCCAGCTGTAAGGGAAGCTGTAAAACCGCGATTGCCGTCGCTTAAGGCGGCTACGCCACGCAATAGTGGAAATCTTAAGCGTGCTGCTGGCTTTGAGGTGCAGAAGCCGCACACTAAGGGCGATCCAAACAAATACGGCGTAAAAGTGATGGCCCGTATTGGATTTTTGCGAGGCAAAGACTCTAAGAGCAAGACAGAGAAGAAGGGCTTTCACGCGCATCTTGTTGAATCCGGCGTTGAGGCGCAAGCGATGCCAAAGCGCGCTCGCGCGTTTGCGATACAGTGGTCTAAGAATCGCAAATATCAATACCTGAAACCATTGCGGAGACGCAAGGTTGACGCAGTATTTCTTTACAAGAAGCGTGCTGTTGCAGGCCAAAAGTTTTTCTATGCATGGTGGAACAGGAATTCTCGCGTAGTGCTGCGTGACTTGCGGCGCAACGTCGAGGTATATCTAGAGAAGGCGATTGCGCATCAATCTCGCAGTAGATAGCTGCAGCCCTGCTTGAGGTTCTCATGCTTCACATAGATGAAGAATTAGTGGGCATGCTTTCCGCAGCGCCGGAAGTGGCTTTGCTTGTTGGGAGGCGCATTTACGCCACGCAATCGCCGCAGGGTGGAGCAATGCCGTCTGTTGTTTATTCCCGCGAAAACAACAGTCGAAACGGGTTTCTTAGCCTGGACAACACAGCCGCGTATTCACGCGCGACCTACCTAGTTTCTGCAATGGCAGAGACGTTTCTGGAGAGCCGCAATCTTGCGCGTGCGATCCGGCGAAACCTAGAATACAAGAAAACAGCACAGGTGCGCTTGACTCGGATTATCAGTGAAAGCGACACTATTGAGTCGCCGCCATCTGGAGAGCAGCTGCCTGTATACCGAACTGATTTGACGATAGAAGTCACTCACATTGAACCTTAGCACGCAAGGAGGCGTGATATGGCCCGTGATATTGCAGATGGTGCTACCGTATCGTTTGGCTCTGTCTTTACATCGCTGAAGCTTGCGAGCATTTCGCATTCTGGCATGACCCGCAATACCGTTGATGCTTCGCATCTCGGCACTTCAGGCGGGAAAGACTTCCTGGGTTCTAGCATGTATGACCCAGGTGAAGTGTCCTGCGAGGTGCATTTCGACCCGTCGCTGCGCACAACAATCGTGGGTGCAATGACAAATGATAGCACTGCGCAGGCGCTAACGATCACTTATCCGAACGGTGGGACTGCCACTACGGCCTGGAGCGCGTATGGCTATCTGACTGGATTTGAAGTGACCGCAACTAAGGAAGAGTTGATGACCGCGACGGCCACCGTAAAGCTGTCCGGTAATATTGGTTAAGTCTTGGAGGGCGCGCAATGGCATTGACAAGAGATCAGATCAAGGCGAAGCGAGGCGTAATGCCTCGCG